TGCTAATCTACTAATTTGCTAATCTCAAAAAGCCCATTTGCCGAAATATCCCTTACAAAGCCATCGAATAACTCCTCAAACATCTCCTGCACATCTTGTCGCTCCTCTTGCGTTTGCTCTTGCATAAAAATACGTGCTTCCTTAAGGCTCTCCCCAGAAGTGTTACCAAGTTTGCCTTCCACATAATCAATCAGTACAGGGGGTACATTACCATAACTTTTGCGAATATTGTTAGCCGTCTTCTCATCAGCGTACTGAAACATATCCGCCTTGATATTGCTCTCAATAGGCTTAATAAGCACGCTATTCTCCAGCTTATCCCCCTGCATTTCTGTCTCAAAGTGAAATACCGATTGTTCAGCCTCCACGCCTATGCTCTTCTTAAGTTCACTCCTGAAGTCCTCACGTTCCGCCTCGCTCTCCATCGGTAGCGTAACGAATGAATAAGTACCAAAAAATCCCTTCTTAAAGCCGTTGCGGGTAAATATCCCTGATAGTCGTTCACTCTCACAATCCAATAGCACTACATCAGCCCACGCCAGCGGGTAGGTATCATTCCTATCAAGGTTTAAGAAAAACACTTGCCCCTTATACTTATCCCAACCACCAGCCTTTGCCACTTGTGCTTCTATCACTTCCGGACGAGGGTCGTACCGGTCAATCGCCACCACGCTCTTATCCTTATCCTTAGCATTCGTTATCTTATCCCAGTCGTTATAAACCAGCACTTTGCCCCTATAACTACTGCTATCCTTAGCCCCCAGACGACAATTCTTATACGGCAACACCTGCACGCTTGTCTTCTCATAGAAGCCGTTATAATTCACGTGCACGAATGCCCCTTTGTGCATAGCGATGCTCCTCGATACCTTTTTCAGCAAGTCGTTAGGGGTCTCCCGTTTATCATTCACAAATAACACGTCTTTTCTAAATCTGACCCCTTGCAACCTTGCTTGCTCACGCCTTTCAATCTCCAATGCAAATCCCCGTCCGTAGATAAAATCAGCAATCACCCCTGCACAAGCACGAGCCGTTGGCGAACCTGCCACCAACTGCTCAATGATTGTAGGGTAATCGTTATTCTGACCGTTAGCCAAATACGGAAATCCTTTAAATTTCTCGCTATTTGTCTTCCTGTCCTCTTTTGCCAACTCTATCGCCTTCAGCCTTGCCATTGCTAATTGTCAATTGATAATGTTACTTAATGAGTTCTTTCCAATTCTCAGGATACAAATCAAAGTTCGCAATCCTATTAGGGTTAATCTTAAGGTATCGTACCGCAATCTCATTCGTTAGCGTATCATTGTTAAAAAACTCCCCGCTACCAAAATCCATAGCTAACGAAGTAATACCCGCACGCAATCTAAACTTGCAAGGCTCATTACTATCTACCTCCTTAATCGATTGTTCTCCTTCTGATGAAAGAGTTACTTCACTTCCTAATTCACTAATTTGCTCATTAGTTATTAATTCTTCTTGTGTGTTTTGTTCTTTCTTTGCCATAACATTCATTTTATTAAGTTCGTCAATTCCTTCATTACATAGTCTATCCCAGTAGCCGCGCAACTTCTGAGGGCAACTCTCACAGAGGTTATCTCTGCCAAACAAGTAAGCATAAAAGGCGATGAAGGTCTCTTTGTCCTCCCTCACCGCCTTATCATAACCACCATTTATCAGCCCCTTTAATATTTCTTCAGTGAAAACCATAGTATGCTAATCTGCTAATTGGCTAATTAAGCAGCCAGTTTCTTGTCAAATTTTTTCTTAGTAGTTGCATAATCAGTCTCAAGCCACTTCAAGGCTACATTAGGCTCTTTCTGATTAGCAGGAGTAGATATAGTGAACTTAAACGCCCCACCATTCGTGCGGCCTTCACCCTCTGTTACCTCCAGCCCTACAAAGAAGCCTAATACATCAAAACTGCTTGCCCCTTTCGCTTTGTGCTCAATTACCGCAACCAATTGCGCCCCGTTTATAAACTGGTCAATTTGCGCGTAATCATCAGCACTCTTGCCATACACAGTAATACCTATTGAGTGCTTATAGCCGTTGTAATCATCATCTGAAATCTCCGGCTTAATACTCTCCGATATGTGTGTCTCTTTGAAGTTATCAAAAAAATACCCCGTTTTGCCACTCTTCAGCACCAGCGTATTCATTTTATTTTTGTCAGCCTCAATTGTAGTTGCAGCAAAGTCAATATCAGCCCTATTGAAAAGCAATATGCGCTTTTCAATACCCTTCACCTTATCATCACAATCAAAGGTCAAATCCTTACTTAATACATTAACACATTGTGCCATAATTCAATATTAATTTGTTATTTTATTAATTTGTCAATTAGCAGATACACTAATCTGCTAATTGACAAATTTGCTAATTCTTAAATAGCCATCGCCCCAGTAGTACCAATCACACGTTGAAAGTCCATACTGTAAGCCGCCTTCAAATACACGTGCTCATCTTTACCGCCTATGTATTCTATTTCGATATCTTTCAAAGAACTATCAGAATCGATACCCAACTGGCATTCCGATTTATCCAACAATATCACACGGTGAGGGTTATCCCACTTAGTACCATTGCTGAAATCCCTACGGATAATCTCATCAAACCAACGATGCGTAATAACGGGTATCCCTTCAAACTCGCCAACCATATAACCACCCTCCATTTTGTCGAGTGTTAATTCATTCTTGTACTCACTTCTCAAGTAACGAGATAGATTTATAGCCATCGAATGAGTAGCCAAAAACATAGGTTGTGAACCATTGGCAAATGTTAGTGGGTCAGCCTTATCAATCAAAGCCGTAAAAGCATTGAATGCTGTATCACGTGCCAAAGCTGACTGCAATGCAAATGTGTTTTGCGCATTCTCTGCAATAGTTACTCGCTTGCTCGTGTCAGTAGTTACCATCTTCAAGAATTGAGTGTATAAACCATCTATAACATTATAATTCTCTTTTGCTACCCCAGCTTTCAAATTCTCACTACCACTGCCCGAACCTACATTGCTCGCTTGAGTGTTTCCAAAGAAAGCAAACTTATTAAAGTCCGCTTGTATAGCGTTCCCAAAGCGTTCTGCTAAGAAGTTTACAAAATCTGTTTCCTGAATTTGCAATTTCTTAATGCCCTTCTCTCTTGCCCATTGCAGGAATGAGTTCTCAAGCGTACTATAACATTCTGATATAGTAGCCCTCAACGATACAGGTTTCCACCAGCCCGTACGTACTGGCACATCAAAAGGAGTGGGTTCCATACCGCAACCCGTATCCTTACGCGTTACACCCTCTACAGCCCCATAGTAACCATATTCAGTTTCAGTTGTAACGCCCTCTACAATGGTCATCGCGGCCTTAGTGTCAGCCATACCCAGCGAGCGCTCCTCCACCAAGTCCTTAATATCCTCGATATACTCCTTAGTGCGCTCCTGCTCTTTGATAAAATCTTTTAATTTCGTTTTTGCCATAATTCACCTTTATTTTTTACATTACTTTTTGTAAGACTCCTTTCTCGCCTTTATATCCTCGATGCTGAATTTTTTCTTACTACCCTCAGCAGTTGCATTACTTACGCTACCCTCGTCTTCCACTTCAAATTTGCTTTGCGTTTTCTCAATTCTTGCAAATCTCTTTTCAATTGCAGTAATTTTTTCAGCCAACATATTGAAGCCTTCCATTACCGCTTGCGAAAACTCATCATCAGCGCTCGCTCCTTTGTCAGCCTCTTTACCCTCGTCTTTAGGAGTTTCCTTTTCCTTAATCTCCTTTATTACGCCCCCTTCTACTACAAGGGTGCGCTCGTCTTTCAGCAAGTACGCGCCATCAGCAAGAGGCTTTTCAGCATCCTCGCCTCCGTCCGTCTTTTGCTTCACCTTATCTCCTACAGCAGGCTCTTCAGCCTCTGTTTCTACCGTGATAATATCACCATTTGCCAGCGTCAAATCCACATCAAATAATGATTTACCAAACATTGCCACTAAGGCACGTGCAAAAACACCTTTTTTCATATTCTTCTTATTGTTTTTTCTACCCAAATAAGCCTCATAACGGCTAAAAAAATCCCCTAATATCTTAGGTTCTTTCTCTAAAATCTCAAATATTTGAGGGTTTTCGTCCAAAAAATCCGTAATTTTCACCCCCAAATCATCTGCTGAATGAAAAAGACTATCAGTAGCAGCAGGGTCATCTACCAAATCCGAAGAAATCCATTCTATCAGTTCGTGCCCATCAGCCTCTTTCTTTTCCCCGTCATCCTCGTACTCTTCAATTACGTAATTTGCTAAAATCACAATCGAATTACCAAACATATCCGAGTTGCTTTGTGCCATTCGCATAATGTAATCATACATCGTAATGCCACGCCCCTCCACATTCGTATCCTTTGCAATCTCATCAAGGTACAAGTCGCCAAACAGCTTCTCATCTTCTACTCTGAAATTCTTGTATCTACCAATGTAAGAGCCTAATGAGTTATTACACATCGTAGGGTGTCCAAAGCGCGCCTTAATGTAGCCGCGCTCCTCGCCTTTATCCTTCAACTCATTCAGAAAACGTTCCGAAAAGTACGTCCCATTCTTATTCATACCCTTCTGAGCGAGCACCACGCCGTATATAACGCCTTTTTCAGCGTCAATCTGTTGCGCGCTCGCTTTGTTATACTCCGGATTTGCCCTAAACTGATACTTTTTCATTACATTTTTTTCATTACATTTGCAAAATTAATGATAAAGGCAGCAGCGTGTTGCTAATTTATGTTAGCAATCATTTATGTAAGTAATACCTACATTTGCAATGTGATACGCTTGCATTCTTAATTATTTGTATTTCATTTTTAGACAAAAAAAAGCACGCTAAAATAGCGTGCAAAAAAAAACACCTATTGCAGTAGGTGTTTTTTTAGTGTTATCAATCATTATCGAGGCTCTTAAAATAATAATAAAACAGACCTTTCGTCCGTATTCCCATCTCCCTATGTCCGTTCACCAGTGCCGAAATCTCTGCCTTTGCTAGTCCCAAATCTTTTACCAGTTGCTTATTACCTACCTTATAGCGGTTCATTCTCTCCTGTATCCATTCCGGTGTTACCACCTGAGCCGGAGCCTCTATGTATTTTGTTGCTCCAATCCTCAATTCCCAGCCCTCAAACAAAGGCGCAAAAAGTCCCCGCGCACGTTCCATCAATGCCGCCTCGTCTAAGTAATTATCAGCCGGACTGCGTTCCTGCCATACCGCAATCACGAGTTCTTTTTTTTCTTTATTAAGAGCCATTATTTTAAAGAATATCCGCGCATACCGCTGATACTGCAATGCCATTTGCTCCAACCTTTCCAGCTGCTCTACTGATAGCAAATCCTTAATCTTATGTACTGCTTTTACTACGTTCATATTACTATTATTTTAAAGAAAGGGGAGGAGTTTTACCTCCCCTTATTATTGTTACAACTCAATTACATTTGCATTTCCTATATCAAAGATAGCTAACTGCTCATTTGCCCTTCCCAGTGATAGTGCTGCTTGCAACTCTTCTACTATCATTACACAGTCGTAATAAAATCGCTTACTCTGATTATCATACCAACCTCCCACTACATAGGTACTTTGCTTTGCAATCTCAATCACTCTTTTAAGTCCTTCATCTCCAAAACTGTCTTGTGTCATTTTCATTGCTACACAATAGCCTTTTTTAGGAGTTTGAAAATCTAACAGTGAAATAGTGAACCCCTCTTTGTTAGCCTCTGCAATCTGTTTTACTTTATCAAATGTATTCATTTTCTTTTCGGCAGTCTTTATTCAGTCGCCCGCTGTCTTATTATTTAACGATGCAAAGATACAGCAAACGTTTTAATTATACAAACTTTTTGCCAAATATTTTTCAACTTTTTTCATACCATACCCCGCATTCTACCAACTCCCCCGCATCATTCTTCATATACAAAACACGCCCCTTATTAGTCGTCTCCTTTGTAGGGACGATTAACTCCCTTACATCTACATTGAGCGCGTTAGCTAATTCAATAAGTACTACCTAATTTTTACCTAATATACATTTGCATCGTAATAATCAATTAAACATTATAACAATGGATATTCAATTTATTCAAATCAGACCCGCAGAGTTAAAAGAACTCATTCAAGAAACAATCAGATGCGCATTTAGAGAGTTTGCAAAAGACTTTCAGCCAAAAGAGTCAACGGAGTACCTAACACGCAAAGAGGTGCAAAAAATGCTTAATATCAATTTAAGCACCTTGCATCATTGGACAAAGCAAGGGAAGTTAAAAGCGTACGGAATTGGGGCGCGTATATACTACAAAAGGTACGAGGTAGATGAAGCGTTGGAAGCGTTTAAGTAACTAAGAAAAGCACCTAATTAGGTGCTTTTTCTTTATAATACGCCTCCCAGTGTGCTAACAGTTTTTCAGCGTGTTCTTTGGGCGTTACTTTGATATATTTTAAAAAACTTGCCTCCGTTGAGTGCCCCGTAATCTTCATTATCGAAAGCGTTGGAAAATTCATCAGATATAAGTTAGTTGCAAACGAACGCCTGCAAGTATGCGAACTTATTAGCTGCCATTTCTTAAATACCCCTCTCTCTTTTCTTTTTGTTTTAGGGTTCATCAGCATCCCCTCAACATCATCATTAAAACCTACAGCCTTGCAAACCTCTTTTATAAACTTATTAAAACTACACTCAATAATAGGTTTAGGCATTCCTCTCTTTCTTATCATCTCCTTAATATGATGGTGAAGCGGTATAACAACCTTTATCCCTGATGTATTACGTGTCTTTTGTGGTTCAACCTCAATAAACTTGCTTTCAGGGTCAATTACAGGCAAACTCATAACATCCGATACCCTCAGCCCCGTCCACAACCCTAAAATCATCAAATCACGTGCATTTTCTAATTTTCTGTCATAAGAAAAATCAAAAGCAACCAGCCTTTCAATCTCATCTTCCGACAACGCTACCGATATACTCTCCTCCTTTGTTTTAGTGAAAGAACTCAAATCATCAGCAATCGTATGTCCTCTTTCTTTTGCTTTTTGCAAAAATATTTTTAATACAGATACAAACGCTCCAACACTATTAGCAGAATATTTTTGTATATTTATACAGAACGTTACAAACTCATCGTTTAGTTGTGCATCGTATTCATTAATTTTAATACGTTTATTAGCGTAATTTTCAAAATTAATCAAAGCATTACAAGATTGGCTATAAAGATAAATTCGAGACTGGCTGTACTCTCTTCCTGTATTCTTATTAATCGTTCCTTTGATAGAAGAAATAAAATTAGTTATAAAATCAGAAAGATACTCAAATCCATTAGTTACCCTCTCAGGTTTGAATTTAGAGTCAAAGGCATTCTTTAACTTATCACGAGTTATTTTCTCACCATTCAATTTAAAGTTATCAATAATGGTCACCAATAAATCGTTGTACTGCATAATATAGGTGGTTATTTTACGCAAACGCACCCCATCAGCTCCTTTGCGACTTTTTGGCATACGAGCGTTAAAATCCCAATCTATAGGATTAATTACCTCCCCAGTAGAGTATTTAAATATTTTTTTTTCATCTGAGATGTAGTACTGAATGATAATTATTGTATCTTTGTCACCGTTAGGCTCTTTTAGATAGAAAAACATAATCCGATAATTTTCGGCAAAGATACAAAAAGGGTAAGTACAGTGGTAAGAAAGATTGAAATATTTTTAATCTTTGTCGTCAAAAACATATAAAAACCACACTTGCCTCCTTTATTTTACTATGTTTTTATATCAATTCATAAAATAGCAAATAAAACTTTTATTTTAATTACGAATAACAATGCGATACTTATCGTTTTTACTTTTCCCTTTTGCGCTTCTTTATGGGGCAATAGTACGTCTGCGGCATTGGTGCTATAATGTAGGGATTTTTAAAGAGCATACTTTTGCAGTGCCTACTATCTGTGTAGGTAATGTAGCGGTAGGGGGAACAGGCAAGAGTCCGATGGTGGAATACTTGGTCAGGCAGTTGCACCCTAAGTGCCGTGTGGCAGTGCTTAGTAGGGGGTATAAGCGCAAGACGAAGGGCTTTGTGTTAGCTGATGCACAGTCCACTGTAGCCGATTTAGGCGATGAGCCTTTCCAGTTCTGGCAAAAATTTCATAAAGATATTATTTTAGCTGTTTGTGGAGATAGGGTAGAGGGGATGCGGCAGCTGTTGCAATTGCCAACCCCGCCTACAGTAGTTATCTTAGATGATGCTTTTCAGC